TTAAGCTTTAACGATATTAACAGCTTGCAAACCACGATCGCCATTTTCAACACCGAAAGTCACTGACTGACCTTCATCAAGTGTCTTGAAGCCATCACCTTGAATAGCTGAGAAGTGAGCGAAGACATCATCACCGTTTTCACGTGTGATAAATCCGAAACCCTTATCGCCATTAAACCACTTTACTGTACCTGTTTCCATTATATGTTTCTCCTTTGGTGCACTCACCAATTTTTTTGTAATTTTAAATAATTGGTGCTGAGAGTCCTCCGAGAAAAACAAATCAAAATCAAAAACTTTATTACTTTCTTAGAGTAACACACCTCTCGCGGGATAGCAAATAAAATGCCCAACCAGATAAAATTTGGTTGGGCATTCTTATAGTTATTCAGTTTTCTTGTCTTCTTACTTACCAAACTCATCATTAATTGATGTGATAGATTGAGTAGCCGTCTCATTCAATCTTATTAATTATTTGTTTATTTAACTTCTGTTAATGTGGCAGCACTAGCCCAAATACGGCCGTAACGCGTATCAATGCCAATCCCGTTTGTATCTGGATCAACTTCAGCGACACGAATGCGGTTAGGATTATGCAACTGCATGTATTTTCCAACCGCTGTTGATTGGTCCTTTTGAAGGTTACCGTTCTTGTCAACGATTTCAAATGACTTCAATCCCCAACCGTTGTTAGTCCAATCCCAATCGGAACCACCTGCTAATTCTTCACTAATGACTTGTTCAACACCATTTACATATTCGTAATGGTCAATACGGTAAGCTTTCTTTGTTGAGAAATATTCCCCCACGTTTAGAATTTGATCTACCGCGCCAGATACAGGAACTTTTGGTGCGTTGCTGTTGATTGATTGCGCGGCTTGACTATTGCTGTTGTAACGCCATACTTCTACATATTGCAATCCGTTTGCTACTTCAATATCGTAGTACTCGTTCCAATCATGCTCACTAACAGCTGTTTTAGCTTGTCCGCCCGTCCAGTAATCACAGGAAATAAAATTAGTGGCACCATCCATTACACCAATGTGACCTCCAGCACCACCAGAGGTAGACATATCTTTGCCCCATGACATCAAAACAACATCACCGAACTTAGCTTCCCAATCTTGATTAACTGCGATACGTTCAAATCCATTGACGGCTAGGTAAGCGCCAATAGTCACTGTGCTGTATAAATAGTTGTACGCTTTTCCGCCAGCACTATAAATCGCCTGTGTAACGGAACCAGAGCAATCAGCTGTCCCGTCTGCTCCGTTGCGTGAACCCAACATTGAATAAGTTAATTTTCCACGCTTGTCGTAGAACCAACCGACCATTTTATAAATATCTACGCCCATTTTATTTTTCCTTTCCTATTTCTGTAATGTTTGCTGCTTCTGGTTCTGTTTCAATCTTTTTCAACTTGACGTGATATTCATCTTCAACCCACTTGGATAGGAAACCTGGAATATCAATACCGGCTAACTGCATGTTGGCGTAGATAGACTTCAGCATATAAGACCCGATGATCATAGTCACAATGAATGAAATGACATCAAATATTAATGGGTCAAAATAGAAATCACGTCCACCTAGATGTGTTGGAACAATTGAAATTAAGATTGTGAAACCCCAAATCACGACCGGCATTAAAGCCAATGGGATAGATGTAATCAATCCACCTAAACCGCCACCGCTAGTACGCGCTACATTGTTACGTTTACGCCACAATGAACCTAAAAATGTATCAAAAAAAACCAAAATAAAAAGGACTGCTGTTTCAGTAGCCCCATTTAAATTAGCAAATAAATATTTTAGAATAGCATCCATTGGGCTAGCCCTCCGCTTCCGCAGGCTCTTCTGCAATCAACGCTTGAATTTTAGTCTTAGCAGCCGCCTTAATGTCGGCTTCTAAAGTGGCGGAAGTTGGATTGATGCCATCATCTGTTGTTACTTGCAAGTTTCCGTTTAAATTGTTAGGAAATGTCCCTGCGTTGAATGAAACCGAAGCGTACTTCAACGTTAACTTACCATCGACAAAATTAAATTGTAAATCTCCAACTGTCATATTCATGATTATTTCTCCTATGTGCTTTTATTTATCGGGCGTCGCACCCACGCGGTAGTTTCTTTCAGCATACTGGCTTGTAACTGTTCAAGCTTCTAATGCGTCTAACAAGATATCGTACACGGTTGCGTCCTGGCCGCTAAGTTTTTCGTCATAGTCATATAGAGCATTTTTTAAACGATTAAATTGATCCTTTGTAGCTTCGTTGAATATAGCTTCCTCTTGACGTAAGTCTGATTGCGCATTGGTAAATTCAGCATGCTTTTTTTTAGAATATTCAGCAGCTTCAGTTTCGTTCAAGTCTTCTTCTGAAACGAAAACGACCCGCCCTTCATCATTAACCCTGCCGCCTAATTCTTCAGCCAAAGCCACTTCGTCAGATTGTAATTCATTAATAGCGTTGCCAATTTCCTTGTTTAATTTTGTTCGTGCTCTTGAAGCAGCACCCACTAAATTAATTTTTCCTAGAAATTCAAATATTGGTACTAAATTATACTTTTTAATATTCATTTTACTTTCCTATCTTTCATCTCATTCCAAGTTTCCCGAGCATTGTATACAAGCTATATACCTGCCCTTTGACATAGAATAATACGTCCTGTGTTTGGTCCGTACCGAACCCCGTGCTATTGCTCCCATCCATGAATCCAAACCACTTTGCTCCGGTCGATATACTCATACCTTGAGTATGAAGGGAACGTGTTCCTTCTGCATATGCCCCTGACAAGGTAACGCCACCTGAAAAATCCGCATATCCTTTATGAAACGTCTTATTATCAAAAATAAATTGGTCGCTGGCGTGCCAACCTTTTAATTCTCCTTTATAGCCAGCTATTAAGTCGCTATCCCATCGTAATTTCAAATCATAACCTCCACTTTTATTGGAAACGCCAAATCCCATTCCATCACCGCCGTAGAAATCGGAACCGCCAACCCAATGGGAATCCCCTTCGTTAGTTGTTCTATAGCCATTCAATCCAAACATAATATAATCAACGTTGGTGTGTTGTTTGTCTTTTTGATGACCTATCATGCCGACATTTTCATGAGTGGCGCTATATATTTGAGTAAATCCATTAGCTACTCTGGTCATACCCCCGGCACCGTCCAACGTCATCCCATTTACGTTAAACAGAGCAACGGTTCCAGGTGATGTAACTGTCATACCACTGCTGGTTATTGCCGTGCTTCCGTAAACACCATTCCAGTTTGATTGAATAAATGAACTGACATTACCAGTCAATTTAGCCACGTCTAACTGTGCAATTTTGGCACTGGTAATTGTTGCATCACCAATCTGTGCTGAACCTATAGCACCGTTAGCAATCATTGCTGATTGTATCCATGCTGTACCTTTAATCTGGGTGTTAGGACTATCAATCGTCACATTCTTACTAATGAGGCTCATTTGAGATGCATTACCAACAATGCCACTGGTAATTTTACTGATATTATCAGTGATACCTATAGACCAATTGTCTTTAAACAGTGATAATACTGTAGAACTGCTAGACGTGCCATACGTTGGTGTGTATGGTGAGGCTTTAGCCCCCGTATTCAAAGATGGTCTAGTTATATAATCAGTAGCATTGGCTGATGAGTGTGCAATAATAACTGATACAAATGCTGTATTAGCAGGTGCTGTCTTATTTTCCACTACATACTTTTGAATGCCTTTATATGCTGTTCCATCTATAATGTTTCCTGCACTGGCTGTAGTTAACAGTTTCCTACTTGAATCCCAAAACCCAATTCTATAATCAAGTGCTGTTGATACCGTAGGTGCGGGTGAACGTCCTGCAACAATCGATGCACTAAATGCTTTCCCAGCACTAGTAGATACTAATGCACTTGAATACCAGGTACTTACTGCATAAGACACTACCCTGGAACCATTTACAACCGGCCAATCTGCAAACCCTGTAGCTTTTGTGGCGCTCCATGCTTCTGCTAACTGTGAACCCGTTGAACCACCATTAGTTAGCCTATAAAAGGTACCATTTAGTGGGTCGAACTCTGAATTAACTACCATGTTGGTTGATTCAACCTGTGCCAATATACCGTTAGCTGTTTGAGATATAGTTGAATTTAATCCGTTAACTGCACTCGTGATAGAGCTTTGAGTAAAGTCTTTGGAGCTTTGCAATGTGTTTGAATCGCCCTTAGTTCTATCAGTTATTTCTTGCGTAATCTGATTAGCTGTTTGAGTTTGCTTGCTTTGCAATCCAGAAATGTTATCAGTCGCTGTGCTGATATTCCCTTCGGCTGTTTGAACGCGAGATGTTACAGAATTGATGTTCTTGCCCTGTTGCGTTACTGTGTTAGTTATTCCATCAATAGTAATTTGCTGTGCAGCTACCTTGTCATTGTTGTTATATGGACCGGCTACATAGTCACCTGTAGTAGCACCAAACATCAACATTGGTTTTCCAAACGAAATTTGTCCAGATACATTCCAAGCCAAGCACAAGGAAATATATTTGACACCTGTTGTTAAAGTTCTATTATCGTTAGAAAATTTTTTAAACGTTCCGCTCAGTTGTCCGTTCGGAATGTTATACCCCCAACTATCAACTGTATTCCTATTAGCATCGTACGTTCTAATATAAAGAGCCAACGGTGTACCGCTACTTGGCGGTGAAGGCATGGCGGCGGTTATCGCAGCCGACACTTTAAGTCCTGCATAAACGGCTATTGGATCAGAATATATCCAGTCTCCTGATTTACTTTGGTCATGCCATACCCACATCGCCCCTGTACTTGTTTCAACACCATTATTCCAAAGTTCATTGGTAACAGATTTACCCCAAGGGCTCCCCACATGCCACCCGGAATAATCGGGATTGAATTGAGAATTGTTAACCAAATTGTTTTGATTCAATTTATTAACTGTGGTTTGGACTTGCGTCACAGTAGTCGTAACCGCTTGAGCATCCACTTTTATTTGAGCAATTTGTGCTGTGTAATCAGACTTGGCAGCGTTTAAATCTGATGTTGTAGCTCTTAAAGTAATGTCATTAGCATTCTGGGAAATTTTAGTTTCCGCGGCGGCTACTCTGTTATCATTTGAAGTCTTATACGATCCAATTGTAGTAACAGCAGAATTCGCGGTTTGTTGCGCGTTAGAAACGTCCGTTGACAACTGTCCGGTTTTGGCGTTGTAATCACTTTGGCTAACCTTAGTAGTAACATCTTTAGCTGTCTGAATAATATCAGATTGCGCTTTAGATATTCTTCCATCTGCGTCAGTTTTGTAAGCGTTTAAACTAGTAGTTGCTTGATCTGCGGTTAATTGAGCCTTAGCGGTGGCCCTGTCTATATCTTCGGGAGCTTGCGTCCAAGGGTAAACTAGGTTTCCGGACATCAACCGCATGTTGTAAATATTTACAGTTCCCGTTGTTGGCACATTGTCGAATCGAATTCCCATATAAGGAACACTCGAAACTCCCGACCAATTACTATTTATATTAGCAGTTAATATAACCGTACCACTGGTGTTGTCACTTGATATAACGGTGTATTTTCCACCGATACCAAAAGGAGCTATGTTCCATTGAGGAATGAATTGTCCAGATGGATTAGTTCCTGTAAATTCCCAATCAAATATCAAAGTGTAGTAGTCACTAGTCTTTTTGAACTCTTTATATAGTGCGTCCAAGGAAGATAGAGTTATTTTATATAGAGCTTTCGATTGGTTGTTTGCATTAGCGCCAACCGTAGAATTCTTATTAATCGTACCCATGAGATAGTTTCGCCCACCTACGGCCAGATTGTTGACTTTAGTAACAGTAGCATCAAATCCGTCAGCTCTCTGTTGAAGCGTAGAAATATCTCCACTTTGCTGTCCTTGTTTAGTTTGAATTGCGCTAACGGTTGTTTTTACACCATTCGTGTCAGATTCTATAGTCGTCATTCGCGAATCTTGATCACCATCTTTTTGCTTGATAGCGACAATATCTTGCTTCGACTGGTTGGCTGTTTGTGTTACGTTGTTGACGTTAGTTGTCAACTCACTAGTCTTAGCGTTGTAATCACTCTGACTAACTTTAGTCGCCACTTGACTAGTTGTTTGCGTGATATCTGACTGCGCCTTACTAATTCGACCATCTGCGTCCGTCTTATAATTAGAAATTTCAGTGCGAGCGGTATCGGCAGTTAATTGCGCTTTGGCAGTTGCTTGCTCACCATCTTCTGGAGCTGGTGTCCACGTATTGCTAACATTACCAGACTTCATAAACAAATTAGAGTAAGTAATTTGATTACCAGAAGCCATCTGGCTGTTGATTCTGAAAGTAATACCAGTAACGTCTTTATCCGCAACCAACATTTGAGCCCATAATTTAAAGTTGATTTCAATGTGACCATTTTTTTGGTTTGCTGGAATTGTTTTATAATTCGATTGCCATGGAGATTGATTGAAGAAAACTCCAATCGTCATATTGGAAGAAAGTACATCTTTTAACGACCAATCAAATGATATTATATAGTCAGCATTTGCTACACCCCAAATTTTAAGAGGTTCATATAACAATGCGCTATTAAAAAAATCCTGATTGTCCTTGCCGTTAGAAGTTTGTGTCTTAGGGTTTCCGGTATCTAAGATATAATTCCGATCGCCAGTAGATAAGTTATTAACCTTAGTTACTGTTGCGTCGAAACCATCGGCGCGTTGTTGCAAAGTGCTAATCGAACCCGATTGTTGACCTTGTACCGTCTGTAATTGACTTACAGTTTGCTTCGTTCCACTGGCGTCTGATTCAATCGTGTTCATTCTAGAATCTTGTTGGCCATCTTTTTGATTAATGGAAACAATATCCTGTTTGGATTGATTAGCAGTTGTGGTTGTGGTATTTAATTGAGTAGTTAAATCACCAGTTTTCTTATCGTATTCTGTTTTTTCAACTTTAGTACTCAAACCATTTAAAGCTTGAGTCGCTGTGGATTGTGCAGTAGATATTTTACCATTAGCTTCAGATTTATTTTGACTAATTGTTGATGTCAAACTAGATGCTGTGTCATCAATTTTTTTATTGATTTTTCCATCAGCTGTTGTAGCTGCATCTATAGCATTTTGTTTTGCTGTGTCTGCATATCCTTGCGCCTTAGTATCTAAAGCAGATACTTGATCTTGACGATCTTTTATTTCTTTAGTTATATCTTTAGAGATACTGTTTTTTGCATCGTTGACATAACCTTGTGCTTTAATGTCTAATGCGCTTACAGCAGCAGTTCTATTAGAAACCTCTTTTTGTAAATCAGATGATAAAGCCGTTTTAGCATCTGCTATGTTCTGGTTAGCTGTGTCTAAGGTGTCTTTAGCAACTGTAGCTGTGTTATCCTTAGCATCTTGTAAGGCTTTATCAGCCACTGCTTGTGCCTTATTGTTGAAGTCACCATCTTTGATAGCTAAATCAGCCTGCGACTCGGCAATGTCGTTCATCACCTCTTGTTGGGAAATATTGTTCTGTTCGATTGCTGTGGCAGTGTTTTCATTTGCCTGTGCTATCGCTTCACTTACGCCAGCCTCGATTTGCTCACCCATTTCTGGATCAATACGTTTTTCCCAGTAGTACGTTCCGTCTGCTTTTTTAGTATAGATGTATAATACTCGTCCATCGCCGCTTTGGACCCATGCAAGATCACCCTCGTTGGCAGTTTTTGGTAAATCGTTAATGTCATTTAGATAATATGATTTGTTCTTTCCATTTGCCGCAATTAAAGCAATGTTAGCATCTGTTGCTGCCTGTCCAGCAGAAATCACTGCATATTCTACCTTATTCGCTATTGAAGCGTTAGCATCTTGATATTTTTTCGTTAATCCAATATCCCCAGCTGTAACACTATAACTAATACGTGTACCGTCAGCAGCAAATTCATCGTCGATACTGATAATGCGAATTCTTTGTTTGAAATCTAGGTTCTCGTCAACGGCAGTAAGCCAATCACCGACATTAGCCATTTTGTAAGGATACCCAGCGACAGATAAATCATATAAAGACAAATTAACGGAAATAGAGAAACTACCATCAACTTGGGATTTGACAGCATCTAATAGATTAGATTCAATTGTATAGCGTTGGTCATCAATAGGTTCTGCTTGTAATTTTCCGTACACACTAGCTAATGGGCTTGTGTAGGTCACGTGCAACCTATCACCAGTCATATTTTCTTGGTCCGCGTAAGCTCCAAAACCTTCACCATAAGTGACAAAACCTGATGCATCATTTTCTATTGTCATATCGGACAAGTTGAAACCATATCGAACAATAGTAGATAGATCCGTTCCAATGTTTTTAAATATTGAAACAAGCGTACCATTTATCTCAAATTCCCCCTCAATGCTAGTAATGATGTCATTGAACAAGGAAAGCTTATTCTTCATCCCCCAATTGTCTTTTGCGATTGCATTAGGGTTGAAATTGAGTGCATAAGTATATCCTGCGTCAGCAAATATTTGATCTAAATACCACTTAATCGTGTGGCTGCCGCTGGTTTCTGAATAGAGAACATTTTTTGCCATGTCCCAGAAAAACTTGTGAATTGCATCGAACGAGACACTATTATCGTTATCATTACGTTCAAAATAAGTGACTATATAAGGTTCATTGTCAAATTCAAGCGACCAGCCTTTGTCAATTTTATTTAATACATCATCGCCATCATACAACGTACCAGTTAGTGATTTTTCGCCGTTCAGCGCACTTTTACGTTGTATAGTTCCAACCGCAAGGAACTTATTACCGGTGATATTTTTAAATGTAATCATAGGTACAACTCCTTGTAGTCGTGAATTTCAATCGTTGCCGTAATAGAGCAGGCGATGGCTACTGTGCCGCTTGTGGACGGCTCTAGTACAAAGTATTCAAGATTGGTGTTGTCATTGACTGACAGCGTGTTTTTGAGATTATATACGCCACCTATCTTGAACACGTCGCCACTTGCCACAGTTCCACTATAAGTCCATGTTCGCGAACCTATTTTGAGAGAAATAGAACTTGCTACCTGCTTAGCAGTTAATTGTATGTAAAAAGGCACCTCCAATTGAGATGCCGTGACTGTTCCTGCATAAGGTATAGCATTTGTAATAGTAACCGTTTTTGGTTTTGATTCTCCAAATGGTAATACAACCGTTATGAAACTAATGCTTAACTTATAAATTTGGTTATTATTGACACTCCCAGCTAATTCTGGTGCAAACGTGTCCTCAAGTGTTACATAAAAGCGCTTGTTGCTTTCCACACCACCTGTTTGTCCTAACTTGTTGCCCGTTGTTTGCCCTGGTCTCTCAAAACCATATTGAGCAGCATCAGAATAGATTGGTGTGATGTAATAGGGTGTTGCACTGCCTAAAAGCTGATACAACCAATTACGTTTAGCTTCATACTCCGATTGGCTACTTGTTTGCATATAACCAGTGTAAATTAACTTTTTCTCCAGATAGCCGCCGCCAAAATTCAATTTCCCGTTACGCCCTTTGAAAGATATAGTATTTGCAGCAAGACTAGGCGTACTTTCATCGAAATCAAAGGTGACAATGTTTTTACTGCTTAATCTCACACTCGTCGCGTTGTTTGTAATCAATAAATCCATTAAATACCTCCTGTAATCAATTTTGTCGTAGCCTGCCTACGTGCATTTTTACTGTTGACCGTCGTCGTAATTTTATCTCCAACGATTTCGTTGTGAACTTCAAAAACCGGTGCTTGTGTTGATTGTTCAGCAACCTCATCGCTTAATGCAGATAATCCACCATTTATTTGTCCGGCTACTCCTGTACTACTTGCTGTTAGTTGAGCACTAGCCTCATACTTTTGTTGTCCAAACTCATCAGCAATCTGTCCGGCATAAGATGAAACCGACTTTTTAACGTCAGCAAAGTTTGCATTTAAGGAGCTTCCAAATCCACCCATAATTGCAGTAGCGGCGGGAATAAGCAATTTTTTATCATAACTAATCGGCCCCTTATGGGCTTTGATCCAACTAGCAATACCACCAACGAAAGAAGTTATAGCTCCCCAAACAGACTTCAAACCATTTAAGAAACCGTTCATGATTGCACTACCAGCTCCAAACAAACTAAAGTTCATCGCCCCCATAATTGCGCCTTTGACACTGTTCCATATTCCAGAAACCCAACCAACTACACCGCCCCAAGCGCCACGTAAACTGCCAAACGCATTACTTGCCATGCTGCGTATTGTTGCTACAATACCACTCCAAGCTCCAGATATTGCGTTTCTTGCTGAATTCCATATTCCACTAACAAAACCTGATATGCCAGACCAAATGCTCCGCAATGCATTGAACGCAGAACCAGCCATAGACGATACAACAGAAACAATAGCAGACCACACGCCTGATATAATTCCTTTGGCTGTGTTCCAAATAGATGAAACAACTCCCGATATGGCAGACCAAATTGATTGTAATGTGTTTACAGCATTGCTTGCCATCGAGCTAACAATACTAACAATCGCGTTCCAAACCGAAGAAACGACAGACGATACCGCATTCCATATTTCAGATACAATTGCTATCAATCCATTCCATATAGACGATACAGTATTAACAGTTGTGGTTACTATCGTTGTAATAGTCGTTAATATTACATTCCATACCGTACTAGCTACCGCCAAGACACCGTTCCATATTGCGCTTATGATTCCAGTGAAACCGTTCCAAACAGCCACAATAGCATTAACAATTGTTGTGATTACCGTTACCAACACATTCCATATTGTAGTAAACAAAATGACGTTTGCTTGCCAGAATATAGAAAGAGCTGCCGATAAATTTGCCCACACGGTTTGAACACCAGAAACTATTGTCACCATCACGTTAGTGATGCTTTCCCAAATAGAACTGAATATTTGTGTTAAGCCAATCCATATATTAGAAATAAAATCAGATGCTTCCATCCATAAGTCTTCGCCTATTAATACAGCTGTTTGCCAAGCGATCACAAAAGTATTTCCAATATCTTGAAATATAGAAACTAAATTAGCTAATGATGACTGTAAAAACGACACAAAACCAGCCCACAACGCTTGACCGGTTTTAGTCATTGTAAAGAAATAAATCAAACCGGCTACTAAGGCGACAACGGCGGTAACTACCAATCCTATAGGAGTGGCGACAAGGGCTGCGTTAAATAGCATCATTGCAATTCTTGCTGTTTCGATAGCTGACTTAACACTTGTTATGATGGTTACAACAATTGAATAAGCCTTAAAAGCAACTAATAGAGCACCGGCTGTTACAACAACAGCTTGGATAATATCTCTGACTGCTTGTATTTTCATAGCAGCAGAAATAAAATTAGCCACCGCTGTTATAACAGTCCCTATAATTGTTACAACATTACCAATGAATTGACCAACATTTACAAATACTTGACTAGCTGTTCCGGCACCCCCAAATGATTGTATTGTAGATTGAATAACAGACCACAATGCAGAAACAATTGAAATAACAGCTCCAATTACAGCCGTGACTGCATTCCAGGCTGATTGTATTGCTCCTGTCGATAAAAATCCGGTGATTAACGAAACCACTGAATCTCTAACCACTCCAACAACGGTTTCTACAACTGATAAAACAGAACTAACAGACAACCAAGACGATTTGACTGATCCGGTGTTACTTATAACGGTAATAACGTCTGTAACAACATTACCAAATGCTATAACGATATCCATAAGAGCGCTAAAAACAACAACGACAGTATCTGAAAGTTTATTAAAGTTCATTCCAGTTGTCACCTTAGAAAATGAACTAATAGCATTATCAGCAAAACTTTTGAAACCAGAAACGGCAGTATCGACAAATGACATAACTGTGTTTTTAATAAAATTAAACGCAGGTGCTAGCGCTGTTTTAAACGAGTTAGCTAAGTTTTGAATAGTCTTTCTAAATTGTTCGCTAGTGTTATAAGCGTAGACAAAAGCAGCCACTAATGCAGCTATCGCCAAGACAGCAAGACCGAGCGGGCTTATAAACAAACCTTTCAAAGCTGTTTCAACAGTTTTCATAGCACTGCTGATTTTAGTTGCTGCAGTTAAAAAACCTCCTAAAGCAACAGTTACCGCGCCAATAACAGGGGCTAATCCAAGAAACCCCCTTATTCCGCTAGCTATAGCACTATTAGAATACGTTGCCCACTGAAGTGCGTTATTTACCATATCTACCCAAGCGCCATTAATTGCCTTTGCTGCAGTTTGAGACGCTATCGACAAACTATCCCAATTACCACCAACTTGTTCTAGATGTGATCCTACGTTTTTTTGCATCTCCGTTGCTTGACCATCTAAAAATCTCGATGCTGTAGCAGAATCTGATGAAGCGGTTTGCATTGCTTTGCTATACGCATTCCAACTTGTAGTTGTGTTGTTGGTTTTATCCTTAACAGATTTCATCAAGGGCAGAATAGCAGCCATTCCGGATAATCCAAACATTGATTTCAGGGCTGCAGCTTTTTGAGATGATGTCATACCATCCATCGAGTTGCCTATTTCATTCAATATTTGTGGTAAAGGTTTCATATTACCTTGTGCATCATTGAAATTAAGTCCCAATGCCGTTGCTTGTTTTGCTGCTTTATCAGATGGAGCTTGCATTGAGACCAATGCGTGGTTTAAGTCTAGCGATGCTTGTGCAGCACTGAAACCTTTGTTGGTCAGCAATCCAATAGCTTCAGATGTATCAGTCATGCTGATTCCGGCATTAGATGCAGTACCACCAATAGTTGCCAATGCCTGTTGCATGTCCTCAATTGACGCGTTAGAAAGGTTAGCTGTTTCCGTAAGAATAGCAGCGGCTTGCTGTGGACTTTCCAACGAGTCGCCCCAAATGTTCATCGATTGTTGAACAACAGAGGCAGTCGTCTGCAAGTCAGCCCCAGCAGCAGTGGCCGCTTTGGCAATCGCTGGAAATTCTTTCTTGATTGTACTGATTGAAGCTCCATCACGAGCCATTGCAACCATGGCATCTGCAGCATCTTGAGCACTTATTGGTAAGGTTGCTCCCATTTTAGCAGCCACATCAGAAAGACCTTTAATATCCTTTGATGTTCCACCTGCAATAACCGCGGCTTGGTTCAATGATTGCTCAAAGCTTCCGAAACTTTTTAAAGATTTAACTCCTAAAGCCGTTATCGCCGCCCCTGTTACCGCTAACGTTTTACCAATGCTAGAGATGGCCTGGCTTGTACTGCTCATAGCACTGCTGGTAGAACTGGAGAGTGATTTCATCGCTGATTGATAGTCTGATATATCAGCTCCAACGTACGCAACAACTTCTCCACCATTATATGTTGCCATTTTCACCCCTTTCTCCACCAAATGCAGTAGCTACTTTGCTATACAACTCAATTCGCTTTTGCTTGACAGTTTGTGCCTCTTCTGGCTTGTATGCCTGTTCGAGTAAGCGTTCCTCTTTGGCACGATCAAATACCTTTTTAAATTTAGGTTTCTTCGCATTACTAAAATATCCTATATTTGCAGCTAATACAGCTAAACGTTCACGTTCATCAATGTTAGCCATTTGCACACCTTTAATTACCGCATCCAACTCCCATCGATATAAGGTTAAGACCCAATCAATATCAAATATCCCGAATCTTGCACATGTCTCGATTAGAGATTGTCGTTCAACAATTTCAGAATACGTTCGATGGCCGCCACTTGTTGCTTTACCTCTGCCGTTTGTTCCTTCTTTTTCAGATTCGGAAGGGCTTCCTCGATGTTCTCCTTCTGCGTGATGATTGATTTCTTGAAAAAACCGCTATTTTTCAACTCATCCTTCAATTCGTCTAGCGTTTCATCAATCTTTTCACCTTCTTCAGTGATTTCATCAACCGCATTAAATATGTCATCTTCTGATGCCTTGCCAACATTTCCAGCAACTTTAATGATGTCAACAATTACTGATGTGTCACCCATCAGGATACGAGTAAATAGATTTGTTGCACCGTCCCCTAAGTTGTTCCCGTTGTCATCAACGTTGCTAAAATCTCGGTTAGCATTAAACAAGGCCTTAAAGTTGAATTTCAAAGTTGATGTGTTCTTACCGATTGTTACTTCCATGATTTAATCCTCTTTCAATTGTTATGTAGAGGGCATATGCCCTTATTGTCCTAAGTCGTCAGATCCAAAGTCGCCAGTAGTTTCACCTGGGCGTTCGAATTTGGCTAACTCTTCCAATGCTGATAATTGTTCATCAGTCAATGGGAATGTGCCGTCGGTCAATTTACCGATGATATTTAATGTGTAGTCAGCACTAACTAAATCGTCCCCATCATCAATATCGAGACTATCGACTACTCCATAGCCAAACATTGCGGGAAATGCTTGATGGGTTTGTGCTGGTTCGGCGTCATCTTGCTCTTGTACAGCGAAGCGTTTATCTACGTTGACCCGCCAAACTTTCACTTGGTGTCCGTTGTGTTTTGCATCTTTGATAATGTCGATTGCCTTGTCACCAGGCACAACGTATGTTGACAATTCAATAGAATCTTCATTAGTTGAAGGCATAACAACTCGTCCAAACTTTGTTTGTTCATCAATTGAGTCGCCTTCAATACTTGTTGATCCATCTGTTTGTGCTGCAGGTAAAATTGCTTTACTTCCAACTGCTGCGCTCGTTGCTTGAATGAAGTACCAAATCTTTTTACCTAATGTGGGCGTACCTTTTGTGGTTTCAACACCGTTATCTACATATGCCATGTATATATCTCCTTTAAATAATTGCTGTCACAATAAAAATCACATGATAGACATCTCGTCCTACCGAATCGTCGGTAATTGTGTTTGATGTCACTCGTGTGATTTGTGGTGTGGCGTGTTTAATTAGTGATTTAACGTTGTAGATTTCGTCTTCCAACGCTGTTCTACTATCGATTGAGTAGAATAGATCAATTTGTAAATCTGTTGTTAGTACCTCATAACCATTCTTTCCAGAGGGTGCGTCATCATCAAAGTGAGTACCAATCACAATGAATGGTTCAGGTACTGTTGCATCAGGTAGTCGTGATTTAACTGGAATGTCGCCAGCTTTAAGACTGTCACGGATACTATTTATCAACGTATTCATTGGTGATGTCATCTAAGCCCTCCTTTCAGCAAGTTTTGAAGCTTTTGAAATAGAAACGGTGACTCTTGTTTCACAGCTGGTCGCATAAATGATTTGCCTGCCATCTTACGCGTACCAAATTCCTGATAAACAGAATATTCAGCACTTGAAGTAACGTCTGCACTTAACATTCCGGTCTTTTCAAAAGCAATGTGTTGCTTCAAATATCCGGTGTCGACAGGGGCGTAACTTTTAGCTCTTTTTTCAACACGGTTGGCGGTATTTAGAATAATATCTCCGGCCTCTCGCTGAATAATCGATGGCTGCCTATTAAACTTTTTTATCAAATCGTCAGCACCATCAAACGTGATTGTCATTTTTGATTTAGCCATATTACACCGAACCTATAATAACAACCGTATTTTTTCGCGCTTGCTTGATAGCTTTCGGTTTACGTTTGATGACACCATCTACAACACCTATCAGAACATAGTCCATATTTGGAACTTTATTCTTAAAGTGGACTACTTGAGCTCCTGATTCATACTTGCCAAAGACGCCTATATTTAATTCATCACCGGCATCAGTAATACGGCAAGGTAAATAATCAGTGGTAACAGGCGCGACTTCATCGTCCCAACCATCATTGTTTGCCTTTTGATTGTAAATGATTCTGATGCGGTCACTGTATCTCATCAGACAAACCTCGCAATACCGTTGCCACCCTTTTTAGTGCGATATTTGTTGAGATAAACAGCATAGTCAGAAACATCATCATCAGACCAGGTAGCTGATACATCACTCTCACTAGATGATTTTTTACCCTCATCACCAATTCGGTTGAAACGCCGTACCGTAATTTCACGTAATAGCCATGATATTTCCGTAGGATATGTCACGATATTGTTTCCATCCTGATTGATGTAGCTTAACAACCGCGCTTCATTATCTTCCAATAATAGGTTTAATAGATCATCTTGTTTGTTGTCGCCAATGGAAACAAGCAGTTTAACTTTTGTTAAATTGTCCGTTTTATCAACCATAGTTCCTCCTTAATGGGTTTCGCACCCCATTCAACAGATTAAGCGTCTGTGTCGTTAACCAATGCTAATAGGTCAGCCTTTACAGCGTTTGATTGGAAATAAACACCGTGTGCATCTAACCAAGCCTTGATTTCAGCAACCGTATCAGCGTCAGTTGGTTTAGCTGGCGTTTCATCAGCCGAGTTATTCGCCCCCGCTGGGTGTTTCTTTCAAAGCAGCAGGAACAAATTCTTCATCAAGCTTAGACTTATACGCAACAACTCGAATATTACGTGGGTCAACACCATCAGCAATATCCCATGTTGAACCTTTAGCCAATTCTTCCGTGATAGTTGTTTGGCCTGCTGGTTTAAATGTCTTGGCCAAAGTCGTACCGTTAACGTGAGTTGCTGAAACACGCTTACTTACAACTGAATCACGTCCACCTTGCTTCAATGCTTCATGAACTACTTCCGTTGAATGTGGCACAGTTGAATAGGAAACTGCTCCTGAACCATAGATATAGGCAGTGGCAATACCACCTTTTTCCAATGGAATATCATCATCAACAATAACTTCCATATTGTTATAGTAGTTGATTGGTGTTACAGAGTTCTGAGGTTGGATCGTTTCAATCATTCCTTGGAACTTCATCTGTGAATATGTAGATGAATTAACTGCAATCTTTTTAAAGGCTTGGTCTTGCAAATCACCGAGTAATCCAATAGCTGCCAAGAACCCTTTGGGCCCAAATGTTGGTGTCGACGGTGACACCACAGTTTGGTCAAATAACTTTGTGTTAGCAACCTCAGTATTTGAAAAGACACCTTGTAATGTTGAATTCAAAATAGCTTGATCAACATTGTTCCAATAGTTTGCAAAACGGCTCGCGATAGTTTCGGCAATAGGGGCTCCTGAAACTAGTCGTGAAATTTCAGTTGAACCAAAAGCCTTAGCTTGACGGAACTTAATCGCACGTTGTGAACCAGTTGTAAGATTATCAACGTCAATATCATCAGTATCTGTCCATGCTTGTGGATCACCTGACAAATCATTTATAAACGGGATTGTAATTTCATCCCCCGGTTGTAATAATTGACTTCCAAGTTTGTCATCAGGAACCATAATTCCTGATTGGATAAAACGATTAGTCTTTAAAATGGTATTTAATACATACTTGTCAAACACTACTGGGATAATAGTATTTGCTAAATTCGTTACTGCCATAATTTATTTTCTCCTAATTTTCAACCCAATAAGTTTGGGTTATTTCGATAAGCTTCTGTCATTTCGGACAAAGTCATATCATTCAAGTTTTTGTTTAACTGACTTGCGCCACCACCAACTTGTGGCGTCTTACCCTTCAACCTCTCAGTAACGGCAACCTCAATAGCCTTGTCAAATTCAGATCTAACAGCCGTAATATTATTTTTGGTTGTCGCAGGATCATCTGACAAAACCATGTCAACAAATGAATCAGGTAAACCATTTTCTTCTAATTGATGTTTAGCTTCATAGCGATATTCACGCATATTAAGCTCTTTCTCGCGTTTTTCTAAGGATTCAGCTTTAGCCTTATCCTCCGCTTCTTTACGCTCTTCAGCAGACATCTTAGCCAGTTGCTCAGCTCGATTAATTTCATCTTGCTTTTCTTCGTTCCACTTTGCTTTAGCTGTTTCCAAAGCTTTAGCAATTCGCTTGTCAACTTCCGAATCAAATTCCTGAGGTGTGAATGTTAGCTGATCATCAGCATTATCATTTGTTTTGCCATCAGGTAATGTCACATCTGGTTTTAATCCATTTTGGGCATTAATGTTATCCTGCGTTGTCGGTGTTTTTGGTTCATCAGCCATAATTAAGTTCTCCTATTTCGTAGCCCATACACACTGTTACCATCTCAATGTCCCGTGCACACAATTAAGCCCACACACAACGTCAGTAGCAGCCCATAAACGCTTATTTGAATAGATTTAACGACGTGTTCAGGTCGAAATAAAAACACCGACTTGTGTCAGTGTTATAAGTTAACTTTGATAGCTTCGTTGGAAGCTTTTTTGTAAGTGTCCAAGTAAAGCTCGCCCTTGTCACCGTTATACGTCGCTTCGTAATAAAGCCCGTTTGCTTGTGGAACATCACTCGAAAATAGTCCTTTGATGTTCTGCAATGTCTTGCATTGCCAAACCATATAGACTTCTTCTTTTTTGCATCCCAATTGTTCAGCAATTTTTTCTTCAACGAAACTCATAAAACTTTTATCCATTTTTATCTCCTTTTAAAAATCCCAATCCATGTCCGGCAGGTCATCTTCCGTGTCTGAATCGAGATATTTGTTGTATTTAGTTAGATTACTTGCTGCCGGGACAATTGTACTTCGACAGTTCGGATGCATTGCTGGTGCATTTGTTCCTGGTAAAAATTCACTGATTGGAAATGTTTGACCGTTTAATTCACGACATATAGATGATGTTCGGTTATCCATAACGGCCATGAATTCATACTCAGTAACACCCATAGTGTCATATTTTTTTGCTGTTGAAGCATTAGCAACATAAGTTGATTCAGTACGTACCAGTCGCTCTGTGTTTGGTTTAGTACCACCGAATGTATCACGTAACTTCTTAGCTGTGACACGTGGATTAGTACCATTAATCGCAGCTCTAACTAACTCATCTTTCAATTTATTAGCCAGTACATCATTATCACGCCAAATACGTTGCGAGTAATTGGCACCGCTCCATTCCATTTGCAGAATAGATTGTACTTCTTGTTCATTTAATGTCTTGATAACTTTTCCAGCCGTCAAAGCATTAAATATATAGGCACTTTCTTTAGCTAGATATGCGGTAAATGTATCTGATTGCGCGTTGCTTGCTTGCAATATCCTAAAATCAATCTCTAGTTTTAATAATTCAAGCCGACTAATCTTAGATGTCATGTACTGTGCATTTAATCGCTTTAATAGCTCTGGATTATCTTTATTTGACTTACGATAAGCATTTGCACGTTTCACATAGTCGTCAAGGTCAACTGTCCTTACACGCTTTCTAGCCTCATCATACGAGATGGTATTCTTATCAGCATACTTTTCATAAAAATCGTCTATCTTACGTGCGATGTCATCAGATGCAGCTTGGTATTCTTTCAATACGGCACTAGTCAACTCTGTATCTTTCACATCTAGCAAATCCATAATTGCCTTTGTGCGCCTTCCCCAATAATCATCAGTCATTTACATCACCATCATCTGATTTTAACTGTTCATAACCTGTCTGTAATTGAAAGTTATCGACCTCTTTTTTCTTTTCATCAGCCAATCGTTTAATTTCTGTTTCAGCATCAACACCTGTAAAAGTCTCAAGTAATGAGAATAGTGTTTCATCACTAATAACCCCATATAGCTGTTTGAGCTGTGAGACCCGCTCTTCATCGTTCTGTGGCACGTTGGGTGTGAACTTGACTTGTACATTGTTAATCAAGTTGTACAGTCCCTCCTGCTTGCCTGTTGTCGATACACTATTCTTGATAGACCAAACGTTACCAAGCAATCTTAAACGTCGCATAATGCCACGTGTCATTAAACGTTCTTTAGTCTTACGCAGATTATCATTCCCCATTAACTTGTACTTCATGGCTTCACCTGATTGTGTACCAGCAAAGTTTTGGTCGTTAGTGTCTGGTGTGAACGTGAACCTAAGAATATCATCAACTAGGCGCTTCTTATATGCTTCGGCACCTGTGGCATCGTATGTCTTTGTTAAATAGAATGCATCAGGTGTTGGTCCGTCTGGATCATTATTATTATCAAGTACTAGCATTCTCGCTGCTTTCATTTTGTCGAAAGCATCAGTACTAGAATTAGCTGTTGGTATAGGGCGCCCATTATCATCAATGATTAATTCGCCATCCGAATCCGTTTGATATTCTGGTTCAGTTGTTCCTGTAACTGGATTTCCTTTTATCACAAGATATGCATCATTTAAATCTTGCTGAAAGTTGGCCAACTCAGACTGCGAAAGGTCGTAGGCATCAATACCATCTAACACACTTTCAAAGTCGCCCAAACGCTCTTCATTGTTTTTATACTCATTGATGGGAACACCGTCATAAGCGTGCTCGGCCATGTCAACAAATGACATTCCGGTAAATGATGCCATATCAGACTTGTAATAATAAATATTATTGGCTGTGTAAACCTCAACAAAACTATTAATTTCAGTCGAACTATATTTGATTTGATAAAAACGCACACCGAACAATGAATTAGCAGCAATAGTATCGTCGTAAACAACGAATGTCTGCTCTGGTTCCAATTTGGTAATGCACTCCTGGGCTTCATTGTTAGAATAAACAAGCTCATACGCACGCCCATATATACTTAGATCAGTTTCAATTAGTCCATCATGATAGTCAGCACCATTTTGCTTTGAAAAATCATTGATTTTATCTATCAAACCTTCATCGCCACTGTCATATGCGATTGGATTACCTAACATATAACCTTGCATGAATACAGTAATATACTTAGCCCAATCACTCGCGATACGATTATCAGCACGGTTGGCATCACGACCTGTTTCACGATACTTTATATTGTTATCAGCAAGATAGTATCTTTTTAACTCTTTCAATCTTGATAACTGATTGGTCTGAAAGGCTGTGATGTATTTATTTAACGTCTCAATAAACTCGGTTGAACCCATATCTGTAATGCTATCAAAGTCAATAGTCGACATCTTAAACACTTCATTTGAATCAGGTCCAAATCTTGTTTTACTTAAAAAATCTATTGTCATAATTACCTTCCTAAGCCTAATTGCTTAAATGCTTCCATGCGATCAGTGGTGCTCTTTCTAGTCATAATTAATGGCTCTGCTGCATATCTCATTGCATCCATTAAATGGTTACTTTTATCAACAGCCTTTCCGACCCAACCACCTTCTTTATCGGTATCATAAACGTATGAGTTAAGTTCCTCGATTGTATGTTCAAGCGAAGGCAGTACATGTATTTTATAATCTTGCAGATAAGTTACACCAAACATAATTTCGTACTTATGGGCACGTTTCATACCCTTAATACCCTTATTTTTTAATTCTTGAATCATGCGGTCACCACCGTTGGCATAATCAGCTCTAATGTCGCCTTGCTGGTAGCCATTTACATATAGCCACTTGAATATTTCATCTGTGAGCATATGCTGTTTGTACATTTCTTTAAATATATAAACATCTTTGGTTCTGACATTGATTGCATATTCTATAAACGCCGTTGGGTCAGGTCCATATCCCCAATCCATACCACGAACAATACGAGCACCTTTTAGGGCTTCTCTAATATCAAATTTCTCAACAATAGTATTCTCGTATATAAGGCCCTCAGCAACACCCCACTCACCGTCAACAGCAACTCTAGCACGCCTAGAATTGCGTTCTTTCATCTCTAAAAGACGATTAACGTAATCTTCATCAAGGAATGGATTATCTTTGTATGTCGTCGTGAGAGCCAACGAGTTGGTAACTCGTGTATCTTTGTCAAAGAAACGTTTCTTAAGCCAGTGTCGTTCATTCCACGGATTAAAAGTTAGTACTGTTTGATAAAAACCATTCGAATCATTGATAATTCCACGCATAGATTCGTCAACCGTGTCAAATGCTTCTTCTGATTCCAACTGGTAAGCTTCTTCAACCCATAACCTGCACAAGTTACCAGTTTCAACTGATATAGACGTGATAGACAATGGCTTATCAGCGCCACGAAACAATATCTTTTGCCCTGTTGGTTTATACGTGATTTCAGGTAAAGAACTATTAAACTGAAAAAGATTGCCAACGCCCATGCGATTAGCAACCTTTTGTAATAATGTAAATGTTGATTGTCTGTTTGTGTTTGCGTAACGTCTCAACACAAGCCAATTAACATAAGGCTTAGTGATTATGTCATATATAACTTTGGTGGCTTCAGCTTCACTTTTACCGCTACCACGACTCCCCTTATAAACAATGTATCTATGCTTTGTATTGAATAACGGAGCATATGCTTCACTAACCATTTTAGGTAAATTCCAGTCAATTGTAGACATTAAATGTCCTCCCTAAATGGATTAATGTTAATTTTAATTTCACCATCACTACCACTTAGCATCTCCACTTTTTTCTCAGCAATATCCGCTTCAGCGCTCATCTTACGTATCTGTTGCTCGACAAACTTATCATTGCCTGGATAGCGTTTAAGTATCTCCTTAATAGCACTAATACGTGTTTTTATATCCGCTTCTTTTTCAACTGTTTCTGCACCTACAGGAGTTCCCACAACGACAGTTTCCATTAGTTCACCACGAGCAATGCTAGTTAGTAATTTTACGGCTTCAGTGGAATCCATAATTGCTTCGGATTCAATCCGTTTCATGCGTTTTTCTATGTATAATTTTACGCCAACATTTGCCAACAATTTATGAGAGTTAGCTCTCGAGTAGCTCTTACTATATCCAGCATAGAGTGCTGATTTCTCAATGTTTCCAGTCTTTATATATTCATCAGCAAACTTCTGCTGTTTTGGGGTTAGTTTCATGTCATTGTGTCACCTCCTTTCAATGTTTATCGAAAAATAAAAAGCATTTATCCTGAATTATTTTGGATAAACACTTACATTCTCTCCGTAAGTCACCGCAAAATAAAAAGCGCTTATGCGCTATGCTGTTTATCGTTCAGTTCCGGAATAACAAATTGTCTCCCATAGATAACACCTAATACGTCCATATAAACTACAAACAGTTCATCACAAGTCCCTTTGAATGTAATTTGAAGTGATTTCATAGGTATTACTATTTCTTCCGATACATCTCCCGGAACCACTCTCTCGAATTTTCGTTGCTTTGCACCTAAATCATAACGAAAATCGAAACTTTGTATTTGTGGATCTTCGTAATCTCTATTATCAATTCGACTCTTATCATGGTTAGACTTCAAGATATGATAATCTCTTAAATTGCAAATACCTATATATTTAAAAGCGCTGGGCATCATCCCACTATTAGTACCAAAAAAGAAAACTTCTTGTTCACCTGTTATACTAACGATTCCTGTTTTATTATCTTTATGTCTCGCCATTCTGTAACCAATAGCCAGTTCCAAATAATGTCCTTTTTCTTCATTGTGTTGGTCTGTCTGCTGCTTAATTTGCCGATAAACAAAGAAAATCGCTAGTACAGACCCAATTCCACTAACCCAATCAGCAACATTACCAAAAACGTTATAATTTTTAAAACTTATTGCTAGTATCAGCAATCCGACTACACTACCTATTAAGCCATAGGATATTCCTATGGCTGCTTGTTTAATTCGATCTTTCATCTCCGACCTCCAATAGTATAGATTATACTATTAACGTCATAGATTATTAAGTTTGCAAAATAAAAAGCGCTTATGCGCTTAGTTTCTCTATTCTACTGCTAACTAAAGTCTCTATCTCATCAAGTTTTGCTACCATGTCTTTGAGTTTTTCTTCTTCTTTAATTATTTTAAAATAATCAACATATGATTCTTTGCTAGAATTATCCAATACAGTTCCGCTGCTTTCAAAGAAATTTTCATAAAACAAAAGGAACTCCTGTAATAATTTCATGTTTTCGGTGTATTCTACCAAATTTGAAAAAACTTCTCTGTCTATTGATTGGTCAAAAACAATTCCAATTAGAAAGTATAAATTATTATTTTGACTAGTCAATACATTCCAATTCATCTCTCCAAAAAGTGCATAGTCACCTTTTTTCATATAATCAAACATCAACTTATCAGAAAGCTTTGAATTATCTTGATTCAAAATTATTTTTGACCTTGAAATTGAATTTTTAATTTCATAAAGATAATCAATTATTTTCGTGTTTCTCATTATAATTAATTCTTGTTTTCTAGCCTCACTACTCTGAACATTCGCCATTCTTATTTGATAGCTAGCTACTGATGCAGCAATCAAGCCAGAAGGTATCACACCTAAATAACTACCCCAAAAACCTAACCAGTCCGAAGAAAAACTAAGTGCAATACCCCAACCGCTAAACGATGAAAGCAAATTGAATAGTTTTAAAAATATTTGTATCAAAAATGGAATAACAACAAAAGCCACAACAACGGTAGTCTTATATTTTTCCCATATAGATTTTAATTCATTTGAAATAATCGTTTCTAACTTGTTAAACATCATCACCAACCTCCATTAGCAGTAATTATACTATAGAGATTGGCTCATGTAACTAAAACATTAGCTTACCTACTCTTGAAATAAGTAAAAATAATATTGATCAGAAATAAGATATACAAAATTATTTGTGTCTTGTCAATACTATCATTTAAACGATGGTGCCATAGCATGTTCCATCTCTTCTCTTTTTCGAGAAGTTGAATATCATCTTTAAGCTTGCCAATGGTTTCATCGCGCCTTTTTATTTCATTACGCATTTCAAACTGTTCATCATTCAAATGAGCAATCATATTGTTGGTCTGCACCATGTTTTTAACCAACATCGCTACATCTGATTCACACTTTATATTCTCAAAATTAATATCATCTCTTGCTAATGCCATATCTATTCTCCTAAGTGCTGTTCACATCATAGTACGTTATAGGCCGTTAATTCTCTAACCACTTCATGTGGCTCTTGTAGTCAATCTGTCTGTTCTCCATCACTTCTGACCTAATCTGAATCCGTGAGCGCTTATGTCGTGCAACGCTCTCTGTCTTCATCATCTCAGCGTGCTTACGATTAACATCAGTTGCCTGTTTGATATCTCTACGTCTCTTGCGTAGTTTCTTCTCTGCTTCATTCATGTTTAACTCCAAACAAAAGGTCCAACCTGCGTATCTGTTTTAGATTCGCAAATTGGACCGTGAATTTTTATGTACTAAAAAACGCCGTTAAATTTAACTAACTAGCGATTTTTGTTTAGACTAATTTTTTAATGTAAAATACTGGATTAACTTGAAAATACCAATGATCAGTAATGTGATTCCAAAGAATGTCCATACAACCAAACCACCCCACATCGGACTAAACAGAATACTTGCACCACCTAGTATACTAATGATGGCTGATATTGTAGACCAAGTTTTATTTGTAGTCAGTTTATTTAAAATAGCCATCTGAACAAATCCTTCAATCAACCAAGTTATACCGGTTAATATTCCAACGACCAAAATAAGCGATATCGCGGCTGATTGCATATCAACAAAAATAAAAATTCCAGCTACCAGATAAATTACTGAAACGATTAGGTTACCTAATCTAGCCATACCATTTTCGACATCTCTTCTAAACACAGAAATTAGCTTAAAAAGACCAACCGCAATCAAAGCAGCACCAATCATGCCGGCAGCAGCTCTGGCACTTCGATTTGGTAAAAATACTATAAGTGCACCGATAATAGTAGATATCAAACCATCAAAACCTATAGTTCTCCGTACTTTTGTAAAAAATTCTTCAGACATAAAGTTCTCCCTCATAATGTAATCAAAACTATTATATCTCACTTAATCGTTGAATTACAAAAATGTTAACCGAACAAAAAGCACCCGTTAAGGTGCTATTATGTACGATAAAGACAGGAAAATGTCATTATCCTAAGTTGTGTTTGCGAGTGACCGCAATATGCTAGACAGGCATCGCACCTGCACGCCCTTACTCCAAGGTATCTAATCTCGTTTCAGTGATGTAACTATTTTCTAGCACTTTAATGATAGATATTCCAACCTATCGTATTTTTACATACACAGTGGCTTTTTCCGAAATCTTATGTAACGTCGCTTTTGGTTGGTGCGATAACCCCTGTTTAATAAATGTAACTTCAAATTTTGTTAACTTTTTTCTTGCTCCAATCACTAAGCATTAACAATTCTTTTTTTGGCTACTTCATAATAATTCTTATCTAACTCAATACCGATAAAATCGCGATTTAAGTTCACAGCTGCAACTCCTGTGCTACCAGATCCCATTGTATTATCTAAAACAACATCCCCTGGGTTTGTGTATGTTTTTATTAAGTACTCAAGTAAATCTACAGGTTTCTGGGTTGGATGCACGCCTTTGCCAGTTACGCTAGGTTGTGCATATTCTAATATATCAATTGGAAAGCGTTCGCCATTGCTTTTTGATTCTGCGCCACCATGTGCCTTATAATTGCGCGACAAGCTAGCCTTTTTACGATTAAAGTAAGGCTTGAATCCTTTACGCATCTGCGGATTGTAAGTTGGTAATTTCTTATAGAACACCAATATCTCTTCCACAACTCGCAATGGCATTTTGTGAGAATTCAGAAACCCAACGGCACGTGCTTTTTTCCATATCCATTTATAACGATACAATCGTTTGTTAGACGAGATTAATTCATTTGCGAATAACCCTTGCCCAAATAAAACAATCGCCCCATTATCTTTAATCAAGCGTTCATAGTGCTCCCACAGCTTGTCAAACGGAATTACTTTATCCCAATTGTTAGCAGTCGTGCCATAAGGTAGATCACATAATATCATATCTACACTCTTGTCAGGCAACTTTGCCATTTCTTCCAATGTTTCACCCTGTAGTAGTTTTACCATAATCCTCCATATTTGTGTGAATTGCTTGCTAAACAAGCTCAACAATATTACAGTTTTTACTGCAATAAAAAATAATCAAGCACGTTGGCTTGACTATTTCAATAATACTATTATTACACATTTTTCTGGCCAAAAACGGGCACAAAACGGGCGACATTTTTAATACTAAAGTTATCCACAGACTAATCAAATTTCCAAAATTTATTGCTGAACTCTTTTTTGAATTTACGTATTCTCTTACGACAAGTACTTTCATCTGCATTAAATATCAAAGCAATGTACTTCCACTCGTTTTTTCTCTTTCGTCGATCATATCGTAAACTGGCCATTCGAACTAATTCATAGTCAAAGGTAGCTAAGACGTCTGTAATCATTTGCTGTTGGTTTCTTAGCTTATACAGTTCGTGCAAAACAGTATCTTCATCTTCACGTATTAGCATATTATCCACAGGCCTTACGTGCTTATTCTGTGCTTTTCCTCCACCAATATTTTCATCGTGAACCAAAGATGTTTTTAGCTCTAGTTTTCGCAATTTAACTTGCATGTCAATTTTCCCTGAAAAATAATCTGATAATAATGCATCAATTGTGTCTGCCACGCTCCGCTCCTTTAGTATTGTTTATTTATTTCATTGCAAGCAAACCAAGCGCCGATAGACAATAGTAAGCTTAGTACAAATGACACGACGTGTACTAAATATGCGCTTTTAGCGCTCTCGTTGTAATCTTCTTTAACCTGTTTGACTGTTTGTTTTGTTGTATTGATTTTATTTTCGCCCTGTAAAGGAGATATTTTATTTTTGCCCAGCACTGCAAACAAAGTTAATTTTGAATCAACAGGAGTAAAACTGTATTTATACCTCGTATCGGCTCCTGCATAATAATAATTCCCTCTTACGCTACCTTTATGTTTAAAAAATATTCCATATTCAATGTTCTTGTTAAACATATTATCTTTTAAATCCAAATCATATTGTGGTAAATCAATAGCGATAGATTTGATTTTAAAACCATTAACTGTCATATATTTTGCCTGCTTAGATTCTGAACCAGCATAGTCCCAACTCCAATAAGTTCGAGTGTGAGTGGTGCTGTTACCTTTGCTATCAGTCGTGGTGTAAGTTTCAGTGTGCATCGTATGTTCTTCTCGTGTCCGTTCAATGTACTGATAATTTTCATTCAGTTCATCTAGTTTAACGCTATCAACTGCATGAATTTTCGCTTTGTTAATTCCAGTTCGTCCACCTGATGTAGACATTAAATAGTTCATGCGATCAGTATCATTAGCAACTTGCATAGTTTGATAATACGAAGCCTGTTGATTAGCATTAGAAATGAAATTGTTAGATAGTATAAAACCTATACTACTGGCAACTATAAAAGTGACTAAACCTATAATCCATTTCATTTTCCGAATAGGTTCCGAGCCTGTTGGTTATCAACTTTGATATTAGTTTGTTGATAATATTGTGTATTATATCCTGTTAAATTAAGTAACGCATTTGCAGGATAAGATTGCACATAATTGTTGTAACTTCTCACACTATTGTTATAAGCCTCCTGATAATCAGCAATCCGATTATCAGTAACGGAAAATTCAGTCATTGCTTGTTGATAATTTTTTTGGCTTTTCAATTCAGGGTATTTCTCCACAACAGAGGCAAGATTTATTTCTGCTTTATCAACCTGACCTTTACTTGCTTGACTACGCGCTTCAGTAATTTTATCTAATGTGCTACTCTCATATTTATCGTATGATTTTACAGCATCAACTAGATTGTTAAATAAATCTACTCGTCGTTGCTCTTCTTTGTTGATATTAGCTTTGTTTGTAGCAACTTGGTTATCTAGCCTAATGGCTGTATTACGTGGTGTGGCTATTACCAAGGTGCCTATGAATATCACCACAATAACAGTGATGATAGTAATTAAAATAACTTGTGTGCGTTTCATTTGTTTTTTTCCTCCAAAAACTTCCGTAAATCATCTGTGAATTTCTTTTGCCATTCGTTCATGTTAATTCCCCTTCCTCATAAAAACATAAAACAGAGCTGCATCAAGACCAAATATAATTACGTATGTCACTGCTAATTCAAAATTGATAACCATTAACAACCCCGCGATAACGCTAACTAGCATTAACAAGATAGATATTGTTAGTCCTGTGATTTGTAGTTTTCTCATAATTTTCATGTTATTTCCTCTATTTCAATTTTCAAATAAGGCTTTTCGGTGTAAATCTTTCGTCCTCTACCATCTACAATGAAACGATCATCTTCAATAATCAGTGCGTTCAACCTGTCTTGTGTGGACTTGCATAGGTTATCCCAATCACCTAGTTGTGATGATGTTGGATATATCTCATGATTAATCGCTAATAATTTTTTCTTCTTGCTCCACGACCGCGGTGGCATAAATCCAAACACATAATCCACTCGAATTGGTTGCGGACCAAATTTCTTAAATTTGCTACGGTTTAATTTAGACTTCAACCTAATTGCCAAATCTGCAATGTAAGCTTTTTCTTGTTTGCTCTTGTAAACTTTTCCAAACTTATTAAAATTTGATTGATTATGGGGTGCCGGATTAACTGTTAATTCTGTCTCAAATATAAACATTTTACTCACAACTCAATGATTCTAAGCGCTTCAGAAAACCCAAATTTTGATTTTGTCTCGCTACCTTTTTTACTTCTTTTGGTGAGCGAATTTTGATTAATAAAACGACGGCATGCAATGCCATCCCCTTCAAAATAAATTATTTTGCTTTTAAACCCAATTACTTGATGCATTTCCATCTCCCGTTATTTAATATTTAAGCTATGTATTTTAGCAATTTCAGTGTTTACTCGTATACCAGTCAAATGATACTGATTTAAAAATGTTTCAACGCCCATGTTGCCAGCCATTTGATGATGTTCTCGACACAACTGAACTACCCTTAATTTCAAATGATTTATCTTCTGTCGATTCCCACCATTAGAACCAATTGTGTCTAAGTGATGCATATCACTCGGATTGGCCCCACATAAGACACATCGTTTATTCATCAGACATTGATATTCATATTTGAATATATCGTCTAAAGCTAACATTTCTAATGGACGATACTTTGTAAGTGGCACGCCATGCTTTACTGCAAAAGCGATTAATATACTGATAAAGTTACTAGCCTGTTCCATCGTCATACGGCTGGTCTTTATATTTCCTAATTCGAAAGCATTGGCAAAGGCCCATTTAAACCATAGCTTTACCTCTTCAGGGTCCTCACCTTGCCAAGAAGCAATATCACCAATGAGCGCATGCATATGTTTGTTTTGTAATAACGATCGTCGTTCCTGGTCGTCGAATACTAACTCAACTTTAGGAATTTGCCCCTTGTTGTAACGTAACAATTTTTGCCAATCAATATTTGTTTGGTCAACATTAATTGTTAAATTTTGCCCGTCGTATGCAATAACTTTACCGGTGTATTCTCTTGGCATAGTCACCCTTCCATTCGTACACGTTCCTTGTGTTTGTTTATCTTTTCTAATATTTTTTCAATAGTCACATTAGCGCCTTGTGTGCCTGTCCAATATTCTCGAGAGACTTCGCTAATCAATTGCACTGTATATTTTGCATCGGCTTCTGCGAATGTTTCTTCTCCTGTATACATGTTTACCATCCTTGATCAGTATTAGGTGAATGATACGTTGGTCGCCAATCAGTCATAAGGTTATGTTTCTTGTCGAAAGAAAGTGTTACCGTACCACGCTTACCATTACGATTTTTGGCCACGATAAATTCAACTTGTGAGATTTCATCATCGTTTGCTTCCTCTTCACCCTCATTGCGGTAATAATCATCACGATATAAGAAAGCGACGTTATCGGCGTCTTGCTCAATTGAACCTGAATCACGTAAATCAGAAAGCATTGGACGTTTATCGGTACGTTGTTCCACACCACGATTCAGTTGAGCTAAGGCAACGATTGGTGCCTTAATTTCTTTACTCAAAACTTTCAGTCCACGACTAATTTTTGAAACTTCATTCACTCGGCTACTATTCTTTTCATTACCCGTTTCAACTAATCCAAGGTAATCAATAAGTACCATGCCAAGTTCACCTTGTTGACGTTTGAGTTTCAATACACGACTACGAATGTCTGAAAAACTTTGAATTGGTGTGTCATCAAACCAAATTGGTAATTGGCCAAGTTTTTCGGCGTTGTAACTTAAATCACTAAACTCTTGATCTGTTAATTTACTGTCACGTATCTTCTCAGCATCAACAAGGCTCCGTGTCGATAACATTCGTTTAACCAGCATATCGTTACTCATTTCAAGAGAGATTATCAAGACTGGTTTATCGGCCAAACGTGCAGCCCCCTCAGCCATATTTAATGCAAACGCTGTCTTTCCCATAGCTGGTCGAGCACCCACAATTGTTAATGAGCCATCAAGTAATCCACCAATTTCTTTGTCTATTGTTTTGAAACCTGTGGTAATTCCTGGAACACCTTCCTGAGTCCTTTGCTCAGCAATATTTTCCAGAGTTGGCATCACAGCCTCACTGATATGTTTGGTTGTATCTAAGGTGTCCCGACGACCTTCAGAAAGATATTCAACTAAATTAGTTTTAATTAGGTCAACATCTTCACCGTTAGCTAAATAACTCATGACTTGTTGAGCCGTAATATATAGATTACGTGTTTCAGACTGTTTGGCTACTTGGTCCGCTAACCCAACTGCAATGTGTGAAGTAATCCCTAAAACAGAAATATCTGCAACAAACTCCACTGGTATTTCTTTCGTGGCCACAGTCATCGGATTGACTTGTTTTCCATCATCAATTAAGCCTTTAATCCGTTCAAACATAGCTTTTGCTTGTGAATCATAAAAGTCTTCTGCTATTACATGGCCATTAATATCTGCCATAGTTCCGCCGATATCATTGGATACCATAATGGCACCTAATAACTGATGCTCTATCTGCGTGTCATACATTTCTAATCACCTGCTTCAACAATTTCGTGGAGATGGTTTAAGGCTTTCTCGTCGCCATTTACTAATTTTTCCCAAGCTGCTAGATTATCAAAATTAGGCATGTGGAACGTTGGGAGTGGTATTTTTTCACGTCCGTATTTTTCAATATACAAACGTTTGATAATTGGATAACGCTCATTAGCCAAACGCTGTAATTCATGTTCTTGATTTCTATTACTCTGCGCTTCTTGACTCTCTGCTTGTTTGGCCACAACAGATTTTGAATTAATAAATCCAGCTGATCGTGCTTCGTTTTCTCTTTCGTCCCACTTAGACATATTTACCAAATATTTAATAACTGGTTTTGTTGCCACAAACTCTGGTGTCCATTTGGTTACTAAATAATTTGTCACATCAATAAAACTTTGAAAATCAACATTGCGATTAATCAAACCTGAAAACATCCCTTTGCTTGTATCAGGAACTTCAATTTCAGATTTTCCAAATGCCAAACGAGCATAACGTAGCATTTCTAAATTCAAGTCTGTTACTTCTTCTTTGTGCTCGCGTAACTTTTTTTCTTCTTTCGCTTCGCGGGTGGCTAAAGGTGTCTCTTCGCTCCCTTTTGGTTCGGTTTGTATTTCTGAATCGATTTGTTTTGAAATCGAAGAATGACTTTCGCCCTCATTTTCCCCTTTGGGGGTAGGGGGTATTATTAATTGGTTATTAATAGCTTGGTTATTATAACCCTCATTTCCGTGGTTCCCAGCCACATCTGACCGTGGTTCCTTTTGTCGATTTTCGTGGTTCCCAGCCACGGATAATTGTGGTTCTGATTTTACTGGTTTAATAGAAATATAGATCTTTCTAATTCTCTTCATTCCAGTCTGTTCCGTTTGACGTTTTATATAACCATTTACCTCGAGATTTTTAACACCATCTTCAATTGTTCTTAACGATGCGCCATATTTTTCAGCTAAGTATTTATTAGATGGATGAGCATAACCATTAGCATTTGCTAGTGAAAGTAGTTCACCAAATAAAAGTTTTTGAAGATTGGTGATATTTTTGTCTTTTAAAACGTCATCATAAATGACAATAAAATGTTGTGCCATAATATTCTCCATTGGGCTTCTCACCCTCTTGTATGGTTACGCCATATCGTTTACAAACTGATTAGAATGGTAAGTCTTTGTCATCAATTTCAATTGCTTGGCCTTTATTAGCAAATGGATCTGGTCCAGCTGGTGGTGTTTGTGAACCTTGACCGAACATTTGATTTGGCGTAAACGTACCTTGTTGTGGTGTTGGTGTACTCTGCCCAAATCCACTACCAAAGCTAGCGCTATTATTACTCGTTGTTGTCGTTTGGGGGGCTTGTGAGCCGAATGAAGCACTGTTACCACCAAACGATGAACTAGCACTGTTATTAGGCAACATAGCTCCTTCTGGTCGTTTAACTCCACTGGGCTTGCTACCAGTCGTGTCAAACTTGTTGTGTGACTTTACAACCAAATTGTATTGCCCTTTATTGTTTTGTTCCCACTCAACAGACACATTCATTTGTTTACCAACTAACCCGCTAACAAACTGATTAATATCTGTCAATTGCACACCATCAGGAACTGCTGCAGCAACCAATACTGTGTTAAAACTTTTCTTAGAACGCTCAATAGCTTCAGATGATGTTTCATCCCAAACAACGTTGTCAAAGCGAATTTTTCCGCCAGCATAATCACCATCAATAACTTCAAAGTCAAGTACAGCCATTTGCTTATTAGTCTTTGACATTGTCACAGTTGATGTATCAGAAACTCGTACGTTGTATTTCCCTGATTCTTCAATTACTTGTCCCAAAACGTTATTACTATCTACTACAAATCCAAATGCCATTTATTTTTCCTCTTTCTTTGCTTCAATTAGTTCATCTGCTTTTATCAACAGACGATCATCAATTCTGTTCTTAGCATGGTTGCCCTTCTCTGTATCCAAATCAATAAAGCGCTGTCCATTCTCCTTATATATGCGTCCAACGACATCAAATGGCCCACTAAACGCATTAAAGGTTTTGGCGTTCATATCCGCTTCATAACGGCCACCACCGACTAACCCAGTTGAACCATTGTCAATCTGATGTGCTGTGGCTAAAATAGTCAAACCTGATGCTCTCAAGTACATTCCCAAATCACGGAACCATAACTGTAACTTTTGATAATTTTGACGATTATCTTTACTGGCGTTATCGATGTTCTCGAGAACCCAATTTTGTAAAGCTGTCATGTTATCTAAAATAACTGCGTTATACACTCCACTCATTAATGCTTCATTGAGATGTAGCGAAACTTGATTTTGCAGAGTAGCAGCATCTGTGTGATCATATGCAAATACTCGAACATCGTTAGTTCCAACCAAAGCATTCGTTGACCCATCAAAACTAAGCAGCAATTTATTACCTTTTAATTGTTTGGCCAAAGTTGTTTTACCAGTTCCACCTTCGCCATAAATGAAATACATGTTACCCATTGGCATAATTTGACCTGGTTCATAAATTCTCATGACTCACCTCTAAACTCAATAGCATTAGCGTTAAGAAACGTGGCCACCGCATTTAGATCTTCAATAGTTCCAGTAACATAAAGTAATCTTGTAAAAGTTTGCTGACTCTTTAAATCAATTTCTGGGGATGCTGATACTTGGTTAACTGTGTTTAAGTTAGCAGATGTTACAGTTATTTGTGGAGCCTCGCTAACTATCTCACCAGTATTTTGATCTATTACCCGATTATCTACTGTGACTTCGTCAATGTGATTTTCTAGCCTTTTTTCTGTCTCCATTTCAGCCACTGCCTTTGCAGCTTCTTCCCGTTTTTGACGTTTTACAACATCATGATCAATGTCACTCATAATTTCGGCTAAACTTTTGGAATCAAGATTATGAATGTATCCTTCTGGATCAAATGTCTTACTTTCCGCATAATTACGAATGGCCACTGTGTTAGCAACTCTTTGCTCTTTATTTTTAACAAGAAGTTCGAATTGTGGTTCAATATGTTCTTCTAAAAATGCTTTTTTAGGCACTGTTCCATTAAAGTTCCCCTTGATAAACCACTTATCATTAATTTCAAGATCAGGATTAACGTCTAAATCATCTGCACGTTGAACAATAAAATCATTTAGTCCATCTCTACGCTTTTGTTTCTCTACTTCTTCAAAAACCTTAATATCCTTATCTATTTCATCAGCAGCATCTTTTGCTTTTTTTTCGTATTCAGTCGCAATTTCAGAAATATCATCAAACGGCTTCAATAATTCTGCCTTGACCTTACTTCTCCATGATGCAGATTCTTTAGCTGCGTTGCGTAAATCAGCACGCGATGCTTTAGCGCCTTTCATCGTATCTTCAGTTACTATAAAATTACTGTGCCTTTTTATAATTTGCTCAAAGTCCTTTTTAAATTGGTCAACATTTTCGAATTGTATTTGACCGTCTTTAAAACCAACTTGAGGTTGAGTTAATTCATTCATTTGCTTTTCCTATTCTGTTTGATATACTTAATCTATAAAATTTATTCGAATAATTTTTATGTTTTACGAGCAATCACTTATTTCCCTTCGTGATTGCTTTTTTTTGTCTAAAAATCCAGAAAGTGGTATTGTTAAATTACTAGCTCACCAGGCTAAGTAAACGAACAAGGGGGTTTTCATATGGCTTTTAAGAAAGAAATTGCCGCTATGATTAAGGATAAAGTTGAACAAGGTGAAACAGGATTCTGTTTATCACAATTCAACCAAGTCGATGTTGCTAATACTGCTAATGCGCTTGAGGAAGAATTAAACCTCGTGCACACAGACATTTATCCTGAAGTGAACGCTGTTATCAGTGTTCGTCCACATAAAAAGCTCTAAACAACATACAAGCGATACTAGTATCTAAATTTGATGAATTCCATTTTCTATGGAATTCATTTTTTGTTTGTTCTAAATTCATCTAAGCTAACATCTAATGCGTCAGCTATTTTTTCAATTGTGGAAAATGTTGGGTATTTTCTTTTTCCGGACAAAATTGGATATAGTGTTCCGAAAGCTATGCCTGTTTCTTTTGATAACCAATAAGTAGTTTTTCCAATGTTATCAAGTCTAAGTTTTATTTTTTCAGCTAAGGTCAAAGCCATTTTATGTCCTCCTCTCTATTATTCATTTGAGTTATAATATAAGAACAAACGTTATTGAATAAAGTCTTTTTACGAACTGACGTTTGCAAATTTAATCACATCCGATTATCCAAATCGATGCAAAGAAGGAGCTTTATTTTATGGGTAAAAATCAACATGTCGTCCCAGATGGTAATGGTGGTTGGAATGTTAAAGGTGAAGGAAATTCACGTGCAACAGCAAACTTTGACAAACAATCAGACGCAGTACAACGTGCTAAAGAGATTGCCAGCAACCAAAAGTCTGAGGAACTAACACACGGTCGTAATGGTCAAATTAGAGACCGTAGTTCTTATGGACATGACCCTCACCCGCCAAAGGGTTAATCAAAATTGGGATACATTTTAACTAAGTATCCAGTAGCAGGAGTTGCGGTCTCGCCGTCTATTTCTGCTACTTTTTTCCCGTTTGCATCTGTAATGACAATTCGATCCCAATTTCTCGAATTCAATAAACTTGTTCCAAATTCTTTATCATTTGCTGGTTCAATTATCACTGCATTTTTTTCTTCCATATTTTTCTCCTATTTAACTCGCAAATACTTGTTGCTACCATCTGTGCCACCCATTCGCTTAATATGGCCTAATCTTTTCTGTCGATCGCGCTCTTGCGCCTCTCCTTGAATTAAACCACCAACAAATATTATTGCGGCTATAATGAACACCATTATTACTTGTAAGAACCACATAATTAATCTCCTTATATCAATAAAATTCTGTGTGTTCGTCGAGCCATTTTTTTACGGCTGCTTTGGGATACACAACAGATGTTGTTCCCGACTCTTCATCCGATACATCAATATGTGGGAGTTTATGCCTTATGCGGTCAAAGTAAGTACTACCCAGACCTGTTTCTTTGGCTGCTATTGCATTACTCTTCCATACCAATGTTTCATTTTGTTCACGCAATTTGTTAATTTCTTCAAGTTGGGCTTGAAATAATTTAGATACGTTATCCAATACTTCATTTGTATTTATTTTTTCCATATTCACACCTTGCTATCGTTTTGAATACTTTGTTTAGCTTTGTCAACATTCAGAGCAAAAAAATGTCACCTACTTTTGCGTTTAATCCGTCAGATATTTTTTTTGCAGTGGTGGGTCTTAATCGTTTTGTTTTAAACAAATACCTATTTAGAGAAGTTTCGCTTATACCCACGCGCTTTGCAAAGCTTCTCAATGTATCCCCTTGTAAAGCTATTATTCCACGAACCTTATCTGGATCTTTAAATTCTAGTGTCGTACCCATTACGAGAACTCCTTTCTTAAGGTATGTATTAATTATAAATTTTATGTTTAGTTTTGTCAACACTTTTGTGTGTATTTGCATTACTTTTTGTTTGCTTTTTGTTTAGCCGTTGGTAAAATAAATATATTATGAAAACAATGAAAGGTGTTTATTATGCCAACCAAAGAACAGTTCGGTGCGAATATTAAAGCAATTCGTGAGAGTAAAGGCTATTCTGTACGACAAGTTGCTATGTGGGCTGATTTAAACCCTTCAACTGTTTCAATGTTGGAGAATGGCAAGCGAAATATTCCTAAAATTTCAACAATTGAGAAACTAGCTCATGGGCTCCGAGAACCAGTCAATAATATTATTGAATTAGCAGGATATATCCCTGATGAAAATACTTTCTCTTATGCACCTGACAATAAGAATGATGAATATGCAAATAAACTAGATAAAAAGTTCGAAGAAGAGTTACTCTTAGCTTTTGATGGTAAGCCTATTCCTGAAGAAGATAAAAAGAAAATTCTTGAATACGTGGAATTTTTAAAATTAAAGCACCGGAGCGATAATGAATGAAGAGAGATTCATTTGGAGACGAAGTCAAAACTGAACTGTTGAAACTTGCCCAAAAAAACAAAATTAATGTAACTAATGTTAGCGATTTAGATTCATCAACACCTGATTTATCCCTAGTTGAATTCAGAGGGGTACTGATGAATCTTAATTTAGATACAAATGTATCTTATTGTTTCAGATTAGCTCATGAATTATCACACATTATTTATGGGGATGGCAATTCACACAAAATTTATGGTTTCTCGGAACACGCTAAACGTGGAGAAGAACTGCGTGCTCATAAAAATGCAATACGCTTACTTATGAAAATTGAAAAACCTTTTTCACCACTGAGCTTTATGGAATACTATAAAGTTCCCGCATGGCTCACCGTTCACGTTGAGAGAGAATTTAAAGTACAAAGTCTAATAGACTAGATTCACGTGCTGAGCATACACGTAAAAAGGCCTGGAGATTGAGAAATGAGTAAAAAAATTGTTGGTGATGATGGAAAAACATACGTGCAAAAGAAGCCATTTTATAAACGTGTTTGGTTTTGGATTCTTGCTATAGTAGTCTTGATTATTATAGGAGGATCTTTGGGTGGAGAAAACAAAAATGCTTCTTCTTCCGATAGTTCTTCCAACTCAACTACTGCAAAAAGTTCAAGTTCTACTTCATCACAAAATAGTTCTTCTAGTGCATCTGCTCAAAAGTGGACACAATCAGACTACGATTCACTCGCAAAAGGTGACATAATGAATAACGGTGCTGGCGGGGCAAATATGGATGATGTTATCAGTAAATATGGCAAACCATCGACTTCTACTGATTCTTCAGTCAATGATATGAATACTCGAACAAGCACATGGACAAACACGAATGGAGATTTTACATCCAATGTCACTTTGTCATTCATGAAACAAGATGATGGTTCTTACTTGTTATATTCTGCTGTATCAACTGGTTTGAAATAAAAAAGCCCTTTGGGGCGTACATAATAGACAATGAAGTCTTTAAAATAAGAACCAAATACCTCACATGCGCACAAACATTATTAGAAAGAAGATAACATGGGTAGAGAAGATAAGCCAAAAAAATCTTATTTAGAATTAATTGATCACATGAAGGACAAAGGTATAACCTTTAACATAATGTCAGAAGAAGATGCAGAACTCTTTCTATCTTCTAAAAACTATTATTTTAAATCAACTTCATATCGTAGTAATTTTCCTAAATTAAATGATAAATATCTTAACTTAGATTTTGCATATTTAGTAGACTTCTCTGCAATGGATGCTAATTTACGAAGATATCTGTCCGATATTACCTTAGGTGTCGAACATGCTTTGAAAGTAAGAATACTTAATATTATTCAAAACAATGCCAGTGAGGACGGTTATACGATTGTTGATGAATTTAAACAAAAACATCCTAAAGCTTACCAAACAACACTAGACTATTTAGCAAATAATCGCTATTCACTCGATCTATTCAATAAACATCATGATGATCCTGCTATTTGGGTTTTGGTTGAAGTAATGCCTTTTGGACCACTTTCTCAATTTATCGAGTTCTATGGATTCAAATATAATCATAGAGAGTTGAAGAATATCGTTCGTAATATGAAGTTTGCAAAAAATATACGTAATGCAGTTGCCCATTCAAATCCTTTATTGCTGAATCTTTTTTCTGAGAAGGAATATATACCTCACCCAACTCAAGCAATTGTGCATGAAGCCAGTAATATGGATATTAGTTCGGACTTAGTTTCTGATATGAAAATTCATGATTTAGTTGCATTATTTCATCTCAACAAACTATTAATTAGCAAAGAAGCTAGAAAGCATAATTATGATGATGGACAAGCAGTCATAGCTAGATTATCAAAACATCCTGATTACTACATGACACTAGCTCCGTTTAAACAATTCATTAGCATATTTAATAAATTACTTGACTACCAACGAGACAACTGATATTATATTAGATAAGGAAATAACGGTTCGACCGTTAGCCGGCTTAGATGATATCAAAGCTCGTTATTAGATTTAGCCACGTAATTTAACAATTACGTGGCTTTTTTCATAGAAAATATAATGTTGTAATAAACCAAATATGATCCATAGTCCACAAAGTCACGACGTTAAACTGCCCTACTTCCTTAATTACACCTTGCTATCGTTTAATTAAAAGGAAGGTAATAAATAAATTCATGAGGTACACATATAAAAAAGAACGTAGAGATCCGCAAATACAATCATATGAAACTGGTAAAGGAAAACGTTGGCGTATTAAGTTTTCTTTGACCTATAACGGTGAACGACACAACATTGAAAGAAGTGGTTTTATTTCTTTTGATGCCGCTAAGCTTGGTAAAAACAAGGCCATTAATGATGTTCAGAAGAATATTACTAAGTTAAATATCACTGTCCAAGAATATTTTGAGCAATATTGCGAAGAAAAGATTCAAAATGGATCTTGGCGTTATACAACATTTGCTCGTCAGACTTCGCTGTTTAGACAACTTTTCTATCCACAATGGGGAAAAATAAAAATGGCTAAGGTTAACCGTGGTGACTATCAGCGTTGGTTAACAAAAATGACGATTGAGAAAAATTACTCCAAGAAGACTGTACAAACATTTAACAGTGCCATAGCTACTGTATTTGCAGACGCCTTGTTAAATGATGTCATAATAAAAAATCCGATCCAGAAAATCAAAGTATCAGGCACAGCAGCTCGGGATACATCGATGACTAGATCGGAGTTTAATAAAGTATTCGATTTTATTAAGTCATCTTCGCTTCTGAAAAATCAAGAACGCTCAATGGCCCTCTTAACCACGCTCGGACTTAGACACGAAGAAATAAGCGGATTGAAGCTTAAATATATAAAAGATAACATGATCGGCATATTTGAAGTCCTCAATTTGCATGGTCAAGTTACATCTCCAAAAACATATTCCTCAGAGCGTTGGGTTCCTATGACACCATTAGTTGAAGAATACTTAAAGCTTACTATAAACGAAGCTCGTGAGACATATGGAAAAAACGGCATCATAATGTCCCCTGATTCCTTCGTCTTCGTAAATCACTTAGCAAGACACATACGCTATAGTAAATTAACAGAGATTTTTCAATTAATCAGCAAAGAAACTGGTATACATGTTTGGCCACATAAAATGCGTCACGCTTTCTCAACTATAGCTTTTGGAATCGAAGGACTCAATCCCAGAGATATCGCTAATATATTAGGACACTCTAAAATAGACATGTCGTTATTTTATAATAATGGAACTGACGAAGGGAAAAAGCAGGCCATGTCCAAGATTAGCAATATGTTCTAA